CTGAAATACTAAGAGTGCGTGAGGTAGCTAGTTTAGTAGCGGTTGAAGCGTTGCCGCTTAGGGCCGCAGTAATAGTGCCTGCTGAGAAGTTACCAGAGCCGTCACGAGCTACGATTGTTGAAGCTGTGTTCGCGCTAGCGGTAGTAACCGCAGTTGAAGTCAACGCTGTAACGTGACCGAACCCGTCAAGGGTTACATCCTGAATGAATGTGTTGCCTGAGTTATTAACTGAACTCTGAGACGATGTGTCAGTGTGGCTGAATACTGTGCCAGTAAGATCAAGTCCTGAACCTGCTGAGTAAACAGCGGTTTCAGCAATAACGCTGAACGTAATGTTTGTGGTGCCAAAAGTAATGGTGCCAGATGTATTCATTACATACAGTTCACCTGCACCTGTGTCACCTTCTTTTACGAAGAACGCATCGCCTTCACCAAAAGCATCTGGGTCAGAAATGCCGTAGCTGTCAGCATCTGTAGCACGAGTAAGGACCCAAGCGGTTGAGCCGTCACCTACAGTAGTTACTGTGTAGACGCCGTTGTGAGCAGCGTTTGTCTGGTTGTAAACAAGCACACGATCAGCTGAAGACAACGCTACGCCATCGATAGAGATCGCTGCGTTTGTACCTGCATTAGTCAGAGTAGCGCCAACGCCTGCTGTACCATTGTTGTAAGTAGCATTTAGGTTGCTCGGAGCCTCAACGCGAACTGGCTCATGGTAATGAATACCTGCCGCTGCGATTGTATCTACATACTGTTTAGTTGCCGCATGGCTAGCTGAAGTTGGGTCAGCACTCAGGGTTAAGAACCCAGTCATTGTGTCGCCAGCTTTCTCAACCATTGCGTCAAGTTGAGTCTGAATTGAGCTTGTTACACCGTCGACGTAGTTCAGCTCGGTAGTAGTCGCTGTAACGCCATCTAAAAGATTCAGCTCTGCTGCTGTAGCGGTCAAACCTAAATTAGCCAGTGCCGCAGAAGCAGTTGAGGCGCCTGTACCGCCAGAAGCGACAGGAACTGTAGCGCTGTTAGGTATGCTTACAGATGAGCCATCTACAACTACCGAACGATCCGCAGGAGCTACGACGTAAACGTCTTTTGTGCCCGCAGAGAAGTTAACAGCTGATCCACTGTTAGATGAAGCGAGAATTGTGTCTCGGCTCAGGCTTGGGCCTGACGCAGTGTACGTACCGATTCCGACTTCATAATCTGAACCCAGAGCGGAAGAGACCGCGTAGTACGTAGTGTTGCCGTCACCGACAGCCGAAAAATCTTGGAAACCTGTGCTAGCGCCAGCTAGGCTAATGTCTCCAGTTCCAGTTGTTGTTGTCGTGACTTTTACACGATCAGCTATTACCAGTGCCATTTAAGGCTCCTTATGCGATACGGATAATTGCGTTAGACGCGTCAGCAGTAGGGAATTGAATGGTGAAGTCACCGTTGGTAGAGGTCTTGTCACCACCAAACGCCAATACTGCTACTGCTGCGTCTGAAGCGTGAGAATCGTTATAGATCAACGCGCCGTTAGCCGTGATTGTTGCCGAAGACCAAGTAGTATCAGCAAAGTCAGTAAACGCTGTGGTTCCTGAAGTTGTTGGGCTTACAGCGGTCAAAGTGTTACCGGTAGCAGTGTAGCCAGTACCAGATACTTCGTCAGTAGCTGAATACGCAGTGGTAGACGCACCTAAAGTAGCCGAGCTGGTGTACAGCGCGATCTTAAAAGTATCACCAGTAGAAGCGGTGAAGTTGTGTTCTGCGGTTAGAAGCTCCGATTTGAAGCTCGTGCACATTGCTTGAGTAATAGCCATTTCAGAGTCTCCTGATCATTTCTGATAGCTTGGGTTGGCCCGCCGCATCGAGTGCCGCGCAGACCGTGGTTCTATCGCTCCGTGCTGACTGCTTCAGATAGTGAACCAACACAGCGCGTATGCGATCTTGAAAGGCGCGAGCTTGTTCCCGCACCATAGGGTCAGCGTGGTCAGACACTGACACAATCTTTTCTAAAGCCTGCTCAGCAAGCTCTTCTGGGGTAAAACCACGGTTATTCGTAGTTGTCACCTTTACATCAAAAGCATTGGCGCTGCCTTCAACACTAAACATTAATCTTTACTCCGGCGGTAGAAGTCTAAACCTTCAGCAGCGTTCGCAAACATGTTCAAACGGGCTAGATTGCGCTGGAACGACTGCTCGTACTGCTGAATCATATCAGGCTCACCCTTCATAAAGGTATAAGCTTCAACCAAAGCGCCATAAAGCATCGCCGGACCTGCGTTCTCACTCAACCAAGTCTGGGTCGCACCAGTAGTTGTAGTCAGCGAAGGTGGGCGGTACATATACTGTATTTCAAGGTTGTATGTGTTGTCCGGGGTTGGCGCTACAATAAAATTTAAAGCGTCGAAATCCGCGTAATAACGAGGCTCGCCCGTATCAGCGGAGTCGGTCCAAAACTCTTGAATAAAAGAGTGGTCCTTATTCAGCAAAAACTTCTTATCGCCGCTACTGTCGGTGAACGAGAAAGCGTACGTAAACAGCCAGTCCGAAGGTTTTGGCACATATTTAGAGCCTGTAAAAGCTGCTGTCGCATTTTTACGAAAAACCTCAAGAGGAACTTCCTTGATAATGCGCTCTTCAGTTGCCTCGATAAAATTATCAATGTTGGAAACAAACACTGTCTCGTCGTTATCAGTGTAGTCCTGAATCGCCTGCTTGAGAGTTGTGTAAGTGTATCCAGCCATTAGTTGTTATCCACAAAGTCTTGGTAAGCCTGCAAATCTGCCGCACTTACCGGAGTTTCAGCTACATCAGGGCGAGCGTTACGTAAAGCTTCGGCGTCAGCTCTGACTTTTGGGCTTTCAAGTTGAGGGTGTTTCGCCTCATAACATTCTGGACACACGCGCGAATGGTTCCACTCCTCGCGCATTTCCGTGTACTTAGCACGAAAACCGCACCGGTCGCAGATCGCTAGAGCGTGCTTACCCGATGCAAATGCCACCTTTTACCACCCGTATGATCGGTTATCAGGGCGAATGTAGAGAGAGCCCCATTCAGAATCTTCGTTCGCTGCGCGAGCAAAGTCTTCTTCATAAATTTGTTTCATAGCTTGAGCGCGATCTGGCGCGTTCTTCAAAGCCATGTAATAAGCCAGACCAGACACCATGCACGGGATAAACCGGCTTGGTACGTCAACGTCGTTGGTCAAAGCGTCTGCGTCTTGAATTCGTTGTACGCGATAGCTGATAAGTGTGTCAGCAGCGTCAGGAACAGGCCAAACAGTAATGCTAGGAGTTGAGCTACGCTCTAAATAAATCTGCGTAGGGCGACCAGTTTGCGTCTTGTTTGGGATGTTCAAGTAATCTTCGCGAGTGATGCGGTCGATGGTGTAGTCGATACCGCTGCGACGAACGGCGACTTCCATCAAATCGATGTCGTATGCGTTCAACGCGTAATTAGCGGTACCAGCCACTAAAGTTAGGCTAACTTGGTTAACAGTCCAGAGATTTACACCACGGTTCATCCAGTCTTGGAACATGACATTCAGACTGCGGCGTGCCTTACGCGCATCGTAACCGGTGCGCATTTCAAGGCCAATTAACTCGTACGCTTCTTCAATTACATCCGAAACGTCGAGTGAGAACGCTCTGTTACCACTTGTAGCCATTAGTACATTTTCGCTTTGCGAGTACCTTGCTTAGCCATACCACAGCCGCGGACTTTGCCGCCGCCCATATAGCCTTTAGCCAAACATTTACCAGCTTTTTTACACTTTTCTGGTGTTTTACATGCTGCACAAGTTTTCATTTTACCTTCCATCTGTTTGCGCATATTCGCGCGCATCATTGGCATTATTTAACGCCAGAGAACTTAGTACCACGAACTGCTGCACGTCCACCACGGCAAACTTTGCCGCCAGCTTTGTAGCCCTTTTTCTTTTTAGAGCCACACATGCCGCCGCCACGCTTTTTCTCGGTTTTACCGCCAAGAACTGCGTCGCAGTATTCAGGGTCAGAATCGTAGTTATCACGGCACCAGTTACGTGGGCCTTCGTTGTAATCACCAGCCATTATGCGTACACCACAGTTGCCGAAGTTACGTTAGACAGAGCACCGTAAGCGCTCGTTTCGCAACGAATCGGAGATGATGAAAGATCGATATATCCAACTGATACCGCAGCTGGAGTAGCAAAAGTCGCTAAAGACGTGCCGCCTGAGCCGCCGTCCTTAATGATGATGCTACCTGCTGAAGCACTGGATACGAAATGGATGCCCATGATCCGCGCAGGACCACCGAACACCGCGCCACCAGTAGAAGTCAACGTGGTGGCTTTGCCGTCAGATGACATAGCCATGTCGATCTCCTATTAAGAATCAGAAGGAGTAGTAGCGCCGTCGCTAGCTAGAACCCAAGCGTCGCCTGCGGTGTTTGCAATAACTAAAGTTGCCGCACCTGCTGCACCATCTGAACAATAAAGCACTACGCCTTGAGTAATAGTAGCGGGTAGAGTCGCAACAGTGTAAACAGTAGAAGTTACGTCACCAGTTACGTCGCCTGTGAAACCGCCAGTAGATACAACTGGACCTGAAAAATTAGTAGCTGCCATGGTTATGCTCCTGCCGTGTCCGGCGTCAACTTCGCTAGGGTGCTAAATCCTGCGAATCTATACAAGTTGTATGTGATTTGTAGCACACAAATCGGAAAATAAAAAGGGGTCCCGAAGGACCCCTCTCAGCCTAGTGCTTATGCACCAGTTGTGCCGTAGATCGCCAATGGATCAGACCAACCGAATGAATAACGCTCACGAGCCTTGTAACGTACGTTACCAGTATCGAAGTCGCCTTCCATTTTAGTGGTCAAAGCGGTACGAACGAAGTGCTTCAAGCCGTTAGGAACGTCAGTGGTCAAGAACCATGCGTCGCTATCAGTCAGGAAGTTGTTAATGGTGTAACCACCAGAAACAGCACCGTTGTTCATAATTGCGTTTAGATCGTTGTCAGCTGTGCCTACACGACCCTGAGTTTCCAACAAACGAGTTGCAACGAATTGCAATTCTGAAGGAATGATCAGTTTCTTAGCTTTAGCTGCGATCAAAAGACCACGCTCGTCAGTCCAGTCTGCGATACCGATGATTGCAGCTTCCAAAGAAGTTTCGTTCAAATCAGCGTCGGTAGAAGGACGGTTAGCGTTAGTACCGCCAGACACCAATGGGTGTGAAGTGTTACACAAAGAAACACCGTCACCACCGTTGTAGCCAGAAGCAGCAAATGCGTTATTCAACACAGATGCAGCTTTAACTTGCTTGGTGTAAGACATAGCGCGAGCCAATGCCTTGGTGTAACGAGATGACAATGAGTCATACAAGTTGTCCTCAACCGCTTCTTCAGTGATTGAGAAACCAAGAGCGATGGTCTCGTGGTTGTAACGAGAAGTGTAAGCTTCTTGCGCAGCATCATAAGAGATTGCTGAGCCTTCACCCTTAACAGGTGCCTGACCAAAGCCAGAAAGCTTTACTTCTTCTTCAAATGAGCGATCTGAAGATTCTTGATCAAAAATCTCCTTGTGTTGCTCACCATAACGGTTGTACTCCATACCGAATAACGCGTTTAAGCCCGGTAGGAGCTCTTTCAACATTTGGGCGCGTGAAATTGCCATTGTTAATTACTCCTTATACACCAGTGTTCATGGTCATCATGTGATAACCGGGATTGAACTTAACCAAAACTGCATCAGCAGAAGTGGTTGGGTCCAAAGCCACGACCTTGAACGCTTCAGTAGTTGTAGCTACTGTGCCGTCCAACTCTACGTTTGAGTTACCAGTAGTAGTTGAACCTGCGTCAGTGTCTTGAGCCGCTGCAAGAAACGCGTTAGCGCCAATCATTGCTTGAGTAGCAGCCTCGTCCAATTCAGCCGAGAACAGTACATTTGGATCGTCAACAACGTATGCAACACCGTTCAATGCACCTGATGGGTAGTATTGAGAGTGTACAGTTTGACCTTGATCATTGGTGTAAGAACAACCAACAAATACGCCGATAGCACCAATGCTAGAACCGCCGAGGTTGTTAGTAGTTTCATCAGAACCGTCGCCAGTCGCCAAAGCGATGTAGCCATCGGTGCCTAAAGTTACGATTGAGCCGTTGAAGATGTTAGTTGCTTCGCCAGCTGGATCAATCAGGTAATTTGTAACCGCGCCAGCATAAGGCTGTCCGTCGGCACGTTTTACAGGTTTTAAGCCGTAACCCATGAGATTATCTCCATAAAAAAGAAAAAGAGTTTTTAACCCTTGCCGAAGCTAGTCGCGGTCTTTTTATCCGAGAATAGCGGCATGCGAGGGTCGTTCTCACGCATAAAGCTGTTGTCTACAGAATCCATCTGAGCTTGATTACGGCGTTCGTTGTATTCACGACGCTGCTCAACAAATTCAGTTGGCATTTTGCAGAGGATGAGACCACCGATCTCTACGAGACCAGATGCCTGTGCGTCTGTGTCGACCAGCAGAGCAAGCTCTGGGTGATCTTCTAAACGACAGGTTTCCCATCCTTCACGAGTTTTACGTGAGAAGTTTGTTGGGTCATTCACTCCCAACATGCTTTTACGAATGTAACGGAACTTGTATCCGTCTTCAGGTGTGGGGTCAGGGAGCACACTCGCTGGCTTCCACTCCTGCTTACGCGCGGTTTCTTCACGGGTAGATTGTTCACGATTGAGTTTTTTTGGTTCACGAGTTGTCATTTTAAGACTCCTGTTGTTTCATCAACTCTTTCGCGTAGGCTTCAGGTGAAACACCCAGCTTCTTAGCAATCGCCAGTTGAGACCGTGTTAATGCAACCTTCTTGCCCTTAGCCGTACGGCCTGCGGGTGCGACGTTGGTTGTTGGGCGTCGCTTTTCTTTCTTTGGAGATTCTTCCACGCCGAAATGACTTGGGAAAACCTCACGCATGCGAGCGTCGATGCGCTCGTAGTATTCATCAGTTGAAGGCGGGATACCGTCTCTAACTAACTTTTGGTGGACTCCTAGCGCGAAGCTAGTCATCTCATCGTCGTTACCAAACCACTCGTTTCGTGACCCCCAATCAGATGCTTTCTGATCAGGAGCTGGTGCGCGAACCGGTTGTTCTGGCTCTTTGAATTGATTATATACCTGCTCAGGTTGCTGTTGTAAAGCGTACCGAGGAGCCATGCTAGCCACTTGTTCCGCTTGGTACGTAGCACGACTTAGTTCCTGTTGAGCATTTGTGATCATTTCTGAGTCACCTTGCTCGTACGCATCACGGTACATACGTTTAGCTTGTTCTAACTGAAGTGTAGCCCGTTGTTTGGCCTGCTCAAGCGCCCAATTTTCGCCTTCAGCTAGCTGACGTTTAAGCGCATCGCGCTCTTCCATCAGTCGTTTGGTCATTGAAGCGGCTTCTTCACGCTCACGAGATGCTTGCTCTTTTGCGCGACGCTCGTCATGCCAAGCTTTCTTCATCTGATCAATGCGCTGCTTGACTTTAGCTGAGTACTCTTCAGCGTCTACGTTCTCAAGCTCTTCCTTTACTTCGTTAGGAAGTGGCTCGCGATCTCGGTCAGCCTTTGGCGTATCGTCAACGATTTCGATTTCAAAATCATCTTCAGGTTCTGCTTTGGCCTCTTTCTTCGCAGGGGCTTCAACTTCTTCCTCAATATCGATCTCGACTTCATCGTCGTCCTTGGCTGATTGCATGCCCGGTGGCATGCCTGATGGGTCTGAACCGACGACAAATTCTGTGTCGTCAAAATTGTCTTCTTTGTTTACGAGTGCCATGGTTTAAATCCTCGAAAATGCGTTTGGATCACTAACCACAGCTTCTACTGAGTCGTCATTGATAATGCGAAACAGTTCTTTGCCGTGGGTTTTGAAACGTGTACCTGAGTAGGCGCGGATCATTACGTAATCACCGACCTTACAGTACGCACCATTCGGGAAACGAGACTCGTCACCGTATGCGTCTGGACCCATATCTACAACCTGAACGACCACCGAAGACAACTCTTCGTTTTTGATTTCAGATTGAGCTTTGACGATACCTGAATCGCCATAGGTCTCTTTGATTTGTGGTAGCGCAACTAAAATGCGGTACCCAGTTGGGGTTGGAACATCCTTATCGGACAGTTCGATATTTTCTGCGGCGTCCATTACTGGTCCTCCGATAGCTCGTATGCTCTTAGAAGTCCATCTAAGATTTGATGTGCTGCACTCAGTGCGGTTAGTTGCCCGACCATGTATCGGTATTCGGCGTAGTCTTTTGCCTTACCGTTTGCGAGCCATTTGGTTACGTCGTCGGTTAACATATCCAGCTCTTGTTGCGCCTTGGCGGCGAAGGTTGTGAGCATTTATCCTCCTTTTTTTAGATCAATGCCTGCTTTAAAACCTGTTTTACGCTCTTCTGATTGGATTTTTGCCTCAGCTTCTTTCATCTTGGCTCCAATCTGTGCTCCAGCCTTCTTCTCATCAGACTGAACACGGGCAGCGTCAATCTGTACTTGGGCCAACTTGATCTGATGATCTAACTGGTCTTTCTGTACTTTGCGCTGTAGCTCACCCTCTTGCAGTTGAAGTTCTTTCTGCTGCATTTGGATAACGGGGTCGTTTTTAGCTTGTTCTGCTTGCTTGGCTTGAGCCTCTTGCTGGTTCTTACCAAGTAGTTTTTGTGCTGCTTCCGCAACGAGACGTGACAACGCAATCTCTGCCTCTTCTGGCAGTGACTCACCGTTATCCGCGTCGTAGTCTGGAAGTGGAACGCCCAACTGCTCTTCAAGCTGCTGACGGTACGCAAACGCTAGGTGCTCGTTGATGTGCTCTTGTCCAGCCATCATCTTCATCTGAGCTTTTGGGTCTTTCGACAACATCTCTTGTAGCTTAGGGTCTTGTGCCGCAGCCATGTGTGCTGCGATGTGCGCCTCATGGTCCTGATACGCGAAAGCTTTTATTGGCTTGCCTTGAAGCATCGCCATGTTCTCAGTAACAGGGTCCATTGGTTTGATGTCAGTTTTATCAGGAACTAGCTCATTTGCGTTTTTAACGCCTAGAACCTCGATCATCTGACGGTGTAGTTTTGGCAGATCGTAAAGATCAGGAGATTGCTGCGCCAACTGGAGCAGTGATTGATACTGAGCCACACGCTGCGCCATTGTCGAAGCGTTCGGATCAGATACCGGAATAATGTCAGTGGTGGCGTAGTCCATGCGACGAGCGCCCATCGGCTCGTTGCCAAGCGCGTCGTACTCGTAAGACTCAGGCGCCATCTCAGAAACGATGCGCTTGAGAATTTTGAACTCAACCTTCATCGCAGCGTGAACGCGCGCCTGAACAGCGGTCATGGTTTTAAGCTGACGCTCAAGTACAGCTAGGGTAGAGCCAACCGCAGAATTTGCTTGCATATCAGACACTTGGACGTCTGCCATAGCAGCGAAGCGACGCGCCTCATCCACGATCTGATTCAACATGCCAGAGAGAACCTGTGATGGCTCTTTATATGGAAGCGGCATGATGTTGTCGCGAATGGTACCCGTTGGCACGTCGACATCTCTGAACTCGCCGGGGGCGATAGGCGTATCACCACCCCTAATACGCATACCCCGTGTACGGAAACCACCCGGCAAGTTCGACAGGGTACCAGCATCTACAAGCTGACGCATAATAGATGTGGCGCCTTTAGCGTAACCGCCAATCAGGTGAATCAGACCAAAGCCATAGAAGCCAAAGCCCGGCACGTAAGTGTAATGCGTGAAGTGATTCAGACGTCGTTTGTTAGTGTCCGCTTCGTCCCAGTTACGATAGATACTGAGGACCTCACCGGTGCCTTTCTCAATAGTAACGACGTACGGAATCTCGATGCCGGTCGGATCACCGTTCTTATCAGTGTCCTCGAAGCCTTCAATGTCGAGATCACAGTGAATTTCTAATAGGGTGAATCTATCGTCCTGAGACGCGTTATAGCCGCCTAGCTCGTCCTTTCGGCGTGACACGTCATCGTTGTCAGCCACTGGGTCGCCAAGCTCCACGTCGCGATAGAAGCCGCTCACCTGCATCTTGCGAACTTCATTCTTAGAACGCTTCATGCGGTGGGTGTAACGTTGTGCAGACTCTAGCGAAGACGCGCCATACGAAACAATAAAATCTTCTGCGGGAATAAACTGTGCGACTGGACGGTCCAGAGATGGATCGAAAAACACCTTCTTAAACGCAGAGCCTGCAATTGGTAAGTTCCACAGCACGCGCTCGTGCTCAGAACGATAATCTGGCATGCCGTCAGTCAGCATGTGGTTCATGTCTTCACGGACACGGTTCGCACTTTCGGTCTTTTCCCTACTGTATGCGCCCAGAAGCTTTGTTTTTACTGGACCTTGTGCTGGGAACGTCTCGACAATTGTCTCAGCTTGGAACTTAACGACAGCTTCAGCCAGTACAGGGTGATAAACGCCAAACGCGCCTTCCCAAGGTTCCGAACGATCCTCGATCTTGAGGCCCAAGAGTTCCAAACCGTCATAATAGGTATCTTCCCAGTCAGCGCGAGACTCTAAGTCTGTGTCGTACGCTTCTGTTAATTCGTCAGAAATCTGTTGTAAGGTATTCTCGTCTAGTTGTTCAGCGAGGTTCGCGTTATGGTCTGCTCCATCCTCACCGGGGATTATCGTGAGCTCCATACCACCTATGCCGATGCTTACCTCTTCTGGGTCAACAATCTCGATCTCGATAGCCTCATCCATGCCGTCTTCTGGGATGCCCATGGGTGCTTCGTATAGTGCCTTATCAACTGCCATTTCAGTTCCTTAATAGTATGCCGCGCGTACAGGTTCAAACGAATCTTCTTCAATCCAGTCGTCACTGGGAAGCTGAATGAACCCACCGTCTCGGAATCGCATCAGCGCGTAAATCGTTGAGTCGACCAAGTCGTCGTGAGGCATGGCTGGAAACCCGCACACTTCGTCAACGACTTCTTCAGCCCATCTTCTACCCGCCGGATACCAGACCATGCCTGATGCGAATATATCAGAGACTGCGTTGAGTCTAGCAATTTTATCGCCGGACGCGCGAGTTGGTGTTATTTCCTGCACTGGGATGCCTGCACGACGCATCTCTTGGTACAGCGCAGTACCTGCTGATTTTTTCTCCACCACGAACCAATCAGGTTCCCAGTCTTGATACTCCTGCCACGCAACTCGCTTGAGTTCTGGGAACTCAAATCGTTCCTTAATAGAGTTGAGAAGTATGATCCCAGACTCGGGGCGACCTGTTTCAGGTGAGTCATACTGGAAGATGCCCCACGTCGTCAGTGCGGTGAAGTCAGCACGGTTGTTCTTTTCAGCAGCGGCGTCAAGTGACATGATGATGTAATGACAGGAAGGCGGATTGTCCTCTTCCCACGGCTGCCACCACTCACGTTTTACGATAGACGCGTCGCGGTTTGTCGGTTGTTGGAGGTATTGTGCGGCCCACTGGAAACCCGGCATCGAAGCCTTCGTCTTCAATAAAGACTCTACGGGCCATTGCTCAGGCCATAGTGCTGTGTACTTGTCTGCTTCTGGCGCATCTTGTGGCGCATCTGCTCTTTCAAACAGAGCTGGGAATTCAACCACATCCCATTGGTCAGCGTCTGGATTACGAATCATGTCTGTCTGAAGCTTACCTATCAGGTCTTGCTCCGCCCAGCGTGTCGCAACTACCGCAACTGCTCCCCCCGGCATCAGACGAGTCCGAGCACCATACGCATACCACTCGTACGCTTTCTCGAATACGTCAAAATTGCCGTTGAGGACATCTTGTTCGTTGTGCGGGTCGTCAATCACAAGGAGGTGAGCGCCCCGTCCCGCAATCGCGCCGCCAATACCGACTGCGAAATACTCGCCACCCTTATTAGTAGACCAACGCCCCGCGGATTTAGAGTCTACAGCAAGTGTGACATCTGGAAATATCTGTTTGTATTCTTCTGTCGCAACGATGTTTCTCACCTTACGACCAAAATCCACGGCGAGATCAGCGGTGTGAGACACCATCATTATCTTTTTGTCGGGCCAGTTACCGATAAACCACGCCGGAAAGAAAATTGACGTCAGTTGAGACTTACCCATACGTGGTGCGATGGAAACTGTAGTCCGATTCTTACGCCCGTGCGCCATATCTTCGAGCAACTGGGCCAGTTTCCGGTGATGTGGACCGATTTTGTACTCCGGCATCATCATTTTTGCGAAATCTAGCAGTGATGACCCCGCTTTTTTGTGCGTATGGCGGTGATCTAGCTCTTCAAGCGCTTCTAGGATGCGGACTCGCTCTTCTTTTTTGAACTGATTGAGATTTTCCCGCAGATATTTGAGCTTTTGCGGTGTGAGGCGACCTAAATTCAATCGAAAAGCCTCTCTGGGTCGACACTCTCGATGATTTCCGCGTCAGTTATGTCTTCAGCGGTGGTTTCTATCGGTTCACCCATCAATCTGTCGAGTTTTGACAGTATTAAGTCTTCGAGTTCTTCGTCTGACTGGTGCTTGACGGTGATTTCTTTGCGTTCGGTGAAAAGAGCCACGTCTGATACTTTGCCAAGGAGCTCCAAGGCACGCATCCTGATCTTGGGGTCGTCATCGTTTGACTCCTCAATGAGTCTGTTGGTCACGTAAGTACGAACTTGCTGTGCATCTTCAATAATCGCGTGGTCGTACTGAGTCAGCATGGCGTTGAGGTGCATCATTACCGCTGGCAGTTTCTTTTCGTGCGGTGTTGGGGGGCGTGCGGACTCGAATAGTTCCTGCGCTCGGACCTGATCTTCTTCAGTAACGTCGATTTCGTCACCTAATTTAGTCAGCACCTCGGCGGTTGCTGCGGACGCAAAAATATCGTCGCGATCATTCAGCTTCATGCCGTCGCTATCCATCGGCACCTGATCAATAGGCGGAATCAGGCCGTCATCGTCGTGGATCATAAACTCTAATGTCATGCGTAGTAGGTCGTAGTCCGTACTAAGTAACGCGAAATGTAATTGTTAAACGTAATAAAAGCAAGGAGTCCCAAATAAAACAACGGGGCCCCCATCGACTGGGTACTGGACGTGTGAAAAAAAGACCCCCCCTAGGCCCTAGGAAAAATAAGCCGTAGCAGGGGGGTGAATACCAACCGTTGGAGAAGTTGGTCCCAAAAGGAAAACAATCGATGGAAACGAATCATCAAATGCACGTTGAGTGTAGGTGTGCGCAATCGTTGATGCAAGTTTTTTTGCGTGAGCAATTTCCGGGGTGTTGGCGAAAGGCGGCGCACCTCACTGCTAATTAAGGCACGTCGCGACTCCCCTTCGCCTCTGACAGTGTAACACTTACCTTGGTTGGTTTCGGCTGAGTTTTGTATTTGTTTGTGTGGAATGGCATGTATACAAG